GTTGTTAACAAATTTTGTAAGGGATTTCTGATTGTGTTTTAATAACTAACTTATTAGATGCTTTTAAACGTTTTTGATCTTCGGGGCATAATTTCAACAATTATTTCCAGATAAATTTTACGGTTGCGGTTTTTCTCCACTTCCTAAATATCTTTTCGTTACCCAGAATTCTACGAATTAAGTGATCGGCATAGTGTCGCCATCTATTTAACGTACTGTGAGGTTCCCTTCCTCTGTTTTGCCACTATAAACAGTTTTCTTCAATTTGATCGAAGCAGAAACAAATAACCCTATCACTAAAAGTATAGGTAAAAAATTAATTGTTATCGTCTGCCACTCCTTGTAAGGAATGAAGTTCTGTTATAGTAGAGTAGTCTCTGCTGTAGATTCCAGAGTAGGAACTACCAAAAACTTTTTCTCATACATAATCTCATGAGTCTCTCTTATTTTCAATCCTAGACAGGACCAGTGGTTCTGATTCGCTCTGGCCCAAACTAAGTCGTTATGACGATTAGTTCGGTCGTTGGAGAAGATTTCATCAGCGTTGTAAACCTGAATTAAATTCTTCGTGAAAAGAGTCTCGATGGTGAGATACTTGTAAAGTCGAGAGTAATTAGAATCCGTATCCTCCCATTCGAATAAACTGTCGAACAGGGTTGACATGGGGTCAAAAATCATTTCATCCCGTCTAGCATTTCTAAATGGCTTAGGCATGACTTGTAGACTCTTTAATCTATCAAGGACTGATTGATGTAATTTCCAATCGCAAAGTTTCCTCTCTCTAATAATGACGTCAGATCGACGGTCAGAATTAACTTTACTAATTATATACGAGGCACAGGCTCTGTCATTTTCGCTTAGTAGACCATTATGTGGTACTAGCCCTGGACCGCCAAGGTACTCAGGAGCACTCCATGGGATGTGCGGACATTGCTTAAGTGTTTCTTTATTATAAAATATGAATCGCGAAGAGACTTCTTTCCATAACTCTGGTAGAGTTGATTTATGAAGTTCTCGATGTAAAGCACCCAATTCACTATATGGAACAAGATCTGTCGAACTAGTACCGGCCACTGTTGAACGTGACTTTCCTAGCAAGATCCCTAGATTAACATATTTCCTATTCTTCCATGTCTTACTTAAAAGATCATAGTCGTAGGTCTGTGAGTTAATCACACATATTGGTTTATGAGGAAGGGAGAAAAGTGTTTTCCCCTGAGACGATGTTAATCCACCAAAGGATGTAATATCTTCCCATAAAGATCTGATGTTCGATCTTTTACCTTTCATTGTGCAGTCATCGCCATTAACCCTAAGTGGTGCGATCATAGTTTTACAACCAATCTTATAAAAATCTCTAACACGATAAGGAATCCTGTTGGATAATTCCAAAGCCCAACGGCACATCGCTGCGTTGGCCAAACATAGAAAAGGGAATGAGGTAATAGAACCCATTAATTGACCTTCTGTTTGTGGTTTAAGCGACCCGTCTCTCATCTCGAAGAGGTGGCCAGTTAACGATCTTATAAGCATAGCTCTAAGAGTCTCATTGACATGAAAATAGGGTTCACCTGTCTCTTGACGGCGTCGTTCCCCATTCTCGTTTATTTTATCAACGAAACAATGAGCCAAGTGGTTTGAAACCCAGCTGTGTAAGTTATCTGTTGAAGCTTTATAATCACCATTGACTATCATGTCATCATCTACCATCTCACCGAACATTGTATCAATATGTTCTTCTAACACTGGCGTACCTATAAGTAGGAATACCTGGTTCTTTTTGAGGGTTGACCACAAGAATTTTTGTAATGGTTTCAAGGCGGTATACGTCATTGCAGGCCCTTTCGAAATTACTCGAACCTTCAATGCTTCGGCAAGACCTACTGCTTTCACAATCGGTTTTTCAGTCTCCGCTAACATGTGTATCTTATCGTATAAGACTCTCCATTTGCGTTTGAGCCGGTGTAAATTATATTCAATTCCTGGACTACTAGTTTCTTGTCTAATATCTTCATCCAATTTCTGTTGATCTTTTAAAGAAGCATCTCCATATAAGATTGACTCTTCTAGTGATATCTTCATATCTACTTTCTGTAAGTCCACGAGGTCATCGCACTTCATAGTGTCAGCTGTACCATTTCTAATACACTGTTCATACACTTCGCCAACCGCACCAGCCTTTCCACGCGACTTATTGTAGTTCGCTGAGGTGGAAGGATAGAATGGTTCATAATGAACTTCCTCGGTATAAAAAATACCTTCGAACATTTCATCGACCGTTCTTTTTAGCTGTGCCTTCATTGATTCTCTATTGAGGATCACTCTTTCTCCTTTGAGTCCTAATTCACTGAGTACCTTATCGGGTAGATCAGGAGCACTGATATGCTTTTCATCAGTTAGATGATTCACACATTTATCCTCAGCAGCAGTTATCATGTCATCGGTAGGTCTAGGGAGACCCATCTTCGCATTATTAACTGCCACGATAAAACTAGAGAAGAGCTTCGAATTTTTCTTTTGCATTAGTTTTACAAATTGCGAAACAAAACCACCGAAAATTACACCCGAACAATCGTGTTCGAGTCCAGTAATCACTGGTAGTAAGTCGGTTTTTTCCGTTTCATAAAATGCATAAAAAGCTAACGTCTTATATTTGAAATAATTCATCCATTCTTTTTCGCCTTGTTGTTTTAAAAAGTTTAACATCTTGGTAGCGGTTGAAATCTTCACTTTATCTAATTTTTTACGATATAAATTCCTTTTGGAATGATTTGTGATCTTTTCAACTCGGTCGAGTCCATATATATGGTATAGTTCCATAATACTCTCAAGACCTTCTACAACTTTTTTTACCACTTCTTTCGAAATACTGGGGTATAGGTGACTCAATGAGCCCGACTCCCAACGTGAACATGTTTGTTCCACAGTATTTAAAGATAGTGAAGAGATTTCCTCGGCTTCTACTATTGCCGATTGAGTTTCATCATTTTGATGCAATTCTCCGATATAGCACTCTTGGGCTAAGTCAGGATTATCTAAACGATATTGATAGATTGGATTCATACTTTCGATTTCTGTGCCTAAATAAATTTTTTTAGCGGCCATATTTTCGTCTGTATTTTCCATCACAATATCATCTTTTTCATCTGTAGATGCGTCACTCAAGTTACATATAACTTGCGTTGCGTATGCAGGATCCATTTTGAAGTAG